GCTTGCGATCCGCGGGTGATCTGTCCTTTGCGGCGTAGGGCAGGTTAATCAGCCCCACGATGCAGCCGTGCTCCTTGTGGTCACTGGCGATGAATTCGCAGGGTACAGCGGAGACCATGAGATTCGCTCCGGCCGCGCACTGTCGGATCTTTTCCTCTACCGCAGCACCGTAGGGCTCGGGCAGTCCGAGGAAGATCCGCGCCCAATAGGTCTCGCAGGACAGCATTACTCGTGGTGCGCGGTGACGGAGATTTCGCCTGACACCCCGCTTCCGCCCTTGAAGTGGAGATACTTCTTACCGTTGCACGGGACCTTGTGCGAGCCTTCCGGTCCCCACGCCGAGGGCGTGTCGGCGGGATCGTCCTGACTGTCGTCCGCGATGAGGTAGGTCTTGCCCGGGACGTACACGGTGCAGAAGATCGTCCCTGCGGGCAGAGCGAACTCAGTGCCGTTGTCCCAGGATGTATTGACCGTCTTAGTGCCCAGCGCCGTCTGATCCAGCGGTTGGTCCACTACCTGCATACCAGCTCCCATGTTATTTCTCCTTAGAGCCCATAAGCTGCTCGATTTTCTTCTCAAGGCAGTCCAGCCGGGCCTGTGTCGTGTTGTGTGCCTTGGCGATCTTCCAGACGAACAGGGCGGTTGCCCCGATCGCTCCGATGAACAGCCCCAGCGGGATAAGCGTCTCTTGCGTGATTGCCTGGGGATGTGAATCGCTCTGCCCGTAGGCGTGGCAGGCGACCACCAGCCACATGACCAGAAAACTTGCTATTGCGCCGAAGTGCATGGTCTGTCCTCCCCGGAAAAAAGTAGCGGGCGGGGCTCCAGGCCCCAACCCGCCAGTTTCTTCGGAATGTCACGGCGATTACTTGTCGCCGAGGTTGACCCAGGTCAGCGTGATCGTACCGGTAAAGCTCCCGGTCGCCGCCGTGTGCGCCGCGTTGTCGTCAATCAGGAGATTGAGGAACACGTCGATGGGGGTGCTCGTCCCGTCCAGACACCGCCCGGCGGACTCGGTGAGTGCCGCCGCGGCGCTGATCGCATCCACCACAGCGACCTTGCTGACCGCCTGGGTCGTGGCCGTGGTTTGCAGGATACCGTTACCGAGACCCGTCTGGTGATCGGTCGGAGCTGCGGTTCCCAAGCCGATGTCGCCGTCCCAGGCGTCGATGATCGGGGCGGGCATCGTGATGCTCCCGTCGATCACAGCGCCCAGGGTCAGGATGAGGCCCTCGGGCATGTCATAGACCTTCACCCCGCCGTACTGACCCTGACCCGCCTCATCAGCAACGCTGATCGGAAGCGCCGTGCAGGTGAGCACGGTCTTATGGATCACACCGTTGCCGTACTCCTCGACGGTGATGTAGTCCGAGTCGCCAACAGCACCGTTGCCCACGGTGCACTTCTGCGCGTCGTTTTTCGGGAAGATATGGCTGTTGTTCTTCCCGATCTTGGTGTCATCGTTGATTGCCATGGAATATTACTCCTGAGGTTGGTGTATCTGTGATTGGGTACAGGGGACGGTAGCAGGCCGCGCTAGAGCCACGCCAGGGTTCCGCCAGCCGTGGGAACAAGATTGGAGGCGGTGGTCTCGGACTTGTCGCTCAACAAATCGAGGTCCGTGTGGAGCAGCCGCATGCAAAACGAATAGGTTCCGCCCCCTCCGTCGATCGCGGCCTTGACCGCTTCGATAATATCCGCCTTCTTTGCGAAGTTCGGATATTCGGTCGAAGTCACATGTGACATGTTCGATCTCCAGTAGGGGAAGAAAAGTAGCGCGGGAGTCCGTCAGGGTGGCGACTGCGGACCCCCGCAAACGGGGTGGGGGTTTCTTGCTACTACGCCAGTGCGATCTCCCCGCACGCCTCCGGGCGGATCCACTTCGCACCCTGAAGGTGACGGGCGAGCAGCAGCCACGCCAGCTTGGTGACAACCCACGTCGGACCTTCGGGGATGATCCCGCCGAACTTCACCTGCCCGACGGCGGTATTGTCCGCCATGAAGGCGCACACCGTCTTGGTGAAGTCGCCCTGGTAGGCGGTCTGGCCGGTGGTGACGTTCGTCGAAGGCATCTGGTTGGTCTTCTTGCACAGGAAACCCTCGACCATGAGCAGCTTGCGGGTGAACTTGTTGTTGGGGCTCTGGTAGTCCACGCTCTCGAGCGTATCGTCCTGCGCCAATACCTTGGACAGATAAGGGGTGATGAGCGCGACGCGGTTGTCCTCGGGGACGTCCTTCTCGTCCATCTTCTGGGCGATCTCCGCGAAGTCCGCCTGGAGACGCTTCGAGCCCGTGAGCGATGGCGGGTAGGCCGTGGCGAGCGGGCCGCTGCGCGGCGAGTCCAGCGTGTTGCCCGCCGGGAACTCACTGGCCGGGCCGCGAGCAGACTGACGCGCACCGAGGATAGCGCAACGGATCAACCGGCTGTCTACGGTCCGGGCGATCGCGCGGGCTGCCTGGACTGCCCGCTCCTGGCGCGTATCGAAGTGGGCGATGAACTCGTCCACGGTGTCGATGTACGCATGGGCGACGAGCTGCTTGGTGTCGACGTTGACCGTGCGCTCCTCGCTGATGGGCTCGTTGTTGCCCACCAGTTCGGTGCCCTTGGTGTGCTCCTCGGCGGTCATCTTCCAGATCGCGGGGAACTGGTGACTCGAACCCTCGGTGATGGTCTTTTGCATGCAGTGCTCGAGGGCGACCGTCTTGGTGGGATACGCCGTAAGAACGAGACCGGCGAACTCCTTCAGGGCCAGGGCGAGATCGTCACCCGCCCCGAGGTTCTGAAGCTGTGGGTTGAGTATTACGTTTGCCATGGGAATAACTCCTTAGAAGGGATTACGTTGCGGTAACGGTGAGAATTGGCCGCATCGCGTTTCGGGAGTTATCCCGCCAATGGCGCGGGTCCCATGTCATCGGGATTATCCGCTCACTGAAGGGGCTCGCAGAGTTGCGATCGGAACCACGCGGCAGCCGGGGCGTGTCCAGGGGTGGGCGTTTCCCGTCTGCGCGGTTGCTGAGTAACGGATCCCGTGGGAATTTCACCCACGAGACCCGGAGGAACCGACTAGCTGGTCGGTGAACCTTTCTTTGATTTGAGGTAGGCCGCGACGTCGCCCTGGGTGATCCTGTCGCCCTCGTGCGGGACGGCCTCGATGTCTATGCCCGCTTTCTCGGCCAGTGCTCGCGCCGCATCCGTGACCTTCGGGATCCGTGCGTCCGGAACCTCGGGCTTCTCGGGTGCTTCGTCGGCCTCGGGCGATTCCTCCGGAGCGCCGACTTCGGGTTTCTCGTCGGCCTTTGCGGGCTCGACAGGTGGGGTCGGGGCGCTCTCGATACCGGCGAAGCGTTCCGCACGGGCAAGCGCCTCGTCGCGGTCCCGACCGTAGATGTAGGCCACTATCTCTCCGGTCTCCTTGTCGCCGAGCGCGACCATCGTCTTGCGGTCGGCGCGCTGGACCTGCACCCGGTAACTTGCTTCGAGTAATTCGCTCATCAGTCGGTCTCCTATCTTGCAGGCAGGTTCTCGATCTCCGTGGCGGCGAGTCGCGCCCGGACCTGGTTGTAATACTGCTCATCGTGCTTCGGGGATTGCGGACTGTACCGCTCGTCCTGTATCGCAAACTGCATCTCCCGTTGGGACTTGAACGCCGCGCCGCCGCCGGAGAGGCCTCCCTCGCCCTGGGCAAGAGGCTGGGCATTGCCCTGACCCACGGCCTGGTTGTAGGCGTCGATCAGGAAGGCAACCCCCGCCGCTGCGGTCTGCGGATCGTTGACGAGCCTGTTGTACGTTTGCAGATCAGGATCCGACAGGTTCGCCCCCGCCCAGCTCAGAAGGGTCTCCAGTTGCTTTTCCCCGCCCGCCTTCTTGACCGCCATGTCGTGCATCTGCGCCTGTGCATTGGCAATGTATTGCGATTCCAGCTTGAGATAGCTGTTTACGACGGCGGGCGGATAGCCGAGCTTGCGAAGGGCGGCGTAGTGGACGTCCGAGAGCTTCCCGTGCTCGCGGAAGTGAGCGGCGACCTCGGTCTGATCCAGCCCCGCCTTGGTAAGGACCGCCTTAACGTCGGCGTCGTCCGGGAGGGCGTTTGCGTCGCGCGATATTGCAAGGCCGGGGGCGTCGTCTCCGGAGTTTTTTTTCAATGCGGCCAGCTCCTGAGTGGTGGCGGTATACATCCTCTCAAGCTCGGTGAGGGATTTGCCCATATCCTCCGATCGCACCTGCTTGCTTTCCGGGTCCCAGTACTTCTCAGGACACCAATCGGGTCGCTCCGTTCCATTCGGGGTTGAATCTGGTTCTGCCATTTGTCGGTTCCTTTCTGCTATGCAGCGGCTTTTCCGGCCTGCTGCTCGATTACGTTACCGATGGTGTCTATGGCTTTGGACGCCGCCTCGCCCTGGATCTGTCTGGCCGCGGCCTCCCGAAGCTCTGCCTGAATCTCCTCGGGGGTCTTGATGATCCCGTTCGTGTCGACCGCCAAGTGACGAAGGATGCGGTCGGCGATGACCTCGAGCCTCAGCTTGTCCAGCCCGCCGGGGATGGTGCTGAGAAGCTGTATGCCCGCCAGGAGCTTGTCGAGATCGAGTTGTCGGCCAAGCGCCTCGATGCCGGTGAGGACCTCCGTCGTGGCCGCGCTGTGGAGTTCCTCGGGCAGGGGCTCGAGGATCCTGTCGCGCTCCATCTGCTGCACGATACGGTCGATCAGGGGTCGCTGCATCTCCTCGGCGATGTGGGCGTACACCCCGCCCAGCGCGCCCTCCAGCTCGCGGGCGATCCGCATGATCTGAGCGGCGGTGACCCGCTCGCCGGTGGGCTGGGCCAGAGATTCCAGGAGCATCGCCCGGCCAAGGCGCTTCTCGATGACTTCCGCCAGGGAGAGTATCCCCGCGAGGTCCCGGGCCTTATTGGACTCCAGAATCCCGATACCATCGGGTATGTTGCCATTGACCCTACCCGGTATGACGGAGCCCGATTCCTTGAGCAGGTCCTTCGACCGCCATCCCTTTGTGGGGTCGTAACAGATGAGAATCCAGGACATTACCGAAGCGCAATCGAGCCCGGACTTGGCGAGCGCATTGAGGCTTCTCAGGTCGCCGATCTTCTCCTCGACGAAACCACGGGGGTAATCCTCCCCGCCGCTCTCGCGGTATCCGCATACGAAGTACGGGCAGACACCGCTTTCCTCCCGCTCTGCGATCGTCTGCTTGTTCAACTCCTGGCGGATCACCCACCCGCCCAGGCGCTGGCGCTCGATCTTCGTGTAGAGCTTCTTGATTCGCTCGCGGTGGTCCTTGGCCTCGTAGGTCGCCCGGT